TGTGGGCGAATCACAGACGGACGACAAAGAGGGACAAGTGATTGTGCCTATCGGTTATTCCGTGAAACTGCGTGAAATCCACCCACAGGCGAGTTATGGACGCTGTGGTTATCGCTTTAACAAAACCGATGCGGTTTACATCTCAGCGGATGACTTAACGGCAGAACAAACCTTAACCTTGGCGGAAGACCCTTGGTTAGAGCTTGTCCCGGTGTGTGAGGATTAAGCCATGTATG